CCGTTTATTAAGCCCGATATCGGGCCCCTCTAGGGAGTGTCAGTCCCAATGCTCCTTTCGGAGGCCGCTAGCTAAGCGGCACCCACCCCAATGCGTATCCAGTAACACCGTTCCGAGGTATTATCCCCGGCGCGGCGTGCCCCTTGACAGGGGCATTCCTGGATCCGTACAGGGCTGCTGCAAGCACGGCGGAGGCTGGGAATCTCCGCCACTCAACTACCTTAAACCCTTCCGGTAAATAACATCGAAAGAATCGGGTAGAGGAGCGACGACGGGAGTTCCAGAACTCCGGCTGGTCATGGAGAAGTAAATCCCCAAGTTCAGCCGGACCTCGGCACCTTCGGATGTCTGCTGGTATCTTAGAAAGAATGAGACGCCAGCAGCGAAGAAACCGAGGATCCAGAGCAGAGTCAGTAGAACCAACTCTGCGAATCCCGTTAGCAAATGCAATCCATTCTTGAGGCTCACGCGGTAGCTCCTTCAAATAGTGCGGACGAACATCCACACCACCGAAGAAGTCGCCGCCACAGCTCTCGCGAAATGGACCCTCCCAAAACGTTTTACTAACATTAGGGGTGAATCCAAAGAATCGCAATAGCCTTATAACGTCCTTCACATCATCCGTGTGGCAGATAATGTCATCTCCATACACGAGTACACTCTCCTTGTGGGAGGATGCCTCGAGAGAGATTGCTAGAAACAATAATGTCTCTAACTCGAACGTATACCCATTTCCCATACTTGAGAATTTCTCAAGCCAATAACGTTTGCCAAAAACATCGGCGTGCGTTACACGGAGACTGTTTAGTAACAAGTACCAGTCATACGGGAGCAGTAGCTTCACCAAGCCACTTGCTATAGTGTCGCTTGCAGACTTTAAATCGATAGTCCCGATCAACCCAGAAATACTACCTTCCTTGGCAACTTGCCGGTGAAGGGGTTGAGCGGTCTGCAGGTCTATACCTGCGTTCTGACGCAATCGCTGGCGGATAAGCTCGCCGACTCCCAGCTGAAAGAACCCATTGACAGAGGGTGGAATACAAATTCCCCTATCAGTTAAAGCGGTCTTTCCAACTGTGGTGAAACGATCATAGTCAACGACATCGATGACTCTCTCAGGGCTTAAGCCGCGAGCCCAGGCAGTTTCCGCCCAAATGGGTAAGAACTGCAAAGCAGAGAGGGTGATAGTCGGGTCACTACAACATTTGTGAGGCACGGTACAACGCTCACCAGTGTCAGATAACGTGGCCCCAGGTCCGAAACGGCCGGAAATAGTCCCGGGAACTCGCCCTAGTATTCGCCTAATTCTTTCCCGAACCCGATTAATCACGGGGACGGCCCACTCCTCATCAGGGTGTAAAAGCCCCAAGGAGAGGAATGGGATTAGGCGGGAGTTTGTGCGAGCGCAAATCTTTTCACTTTCTAAAAAGGAGGTAACGGCTGCTGCCCGTTTATCGGTTGTGACAGGAAGATCCTGACACTTCCTTAGCAGATCAACAACAACCACATCCATCTTATAGATGTCCGGATTGCAGTACCAACGTGGCTCAACGCGATTACTCGCAATAGAGTCCCACTCACCATACTTGAACCTTAACCAGCATCCAAGGGAGATGGGTGTATCGACGTCCTCGCATAACGCGAGGTACAGCTGAAGCAAATCGTCCATCAGCTCTACTCCTAAAACCGTGACCGCCGACTTACGTCGGCGAGAAGCCGTCCTTACATGAACTCTTGACTAAAGTACTTGCCAGGAGATTCATGCATTGAGCGACTCCCTCATCAATAAGGGTCTGAGTCATCCCTGACGGGACAAGCACAGATCCATTTACATTGAGGAGGTTCACGATTTGAATAGAGCCATCTGCAGCCGTCGCCGTTTGGGGGTACGTGAAACTAAAATCCAGACGACGGGCCGTATTAGGGCCATTAGAACGCGACTGTAGAGATAGCGCCGGATTGTGTCCAGGCGCCGAGCCGACAGACGTACACCGCCACAACGCTGGAGTTTTATCCCCAGCGGAGGCGACTTTCGCCGTATAGGTGATATTCGTTGCCTCGTCAGCCTTCTTCACAGTTATATCAGCCATTGCTGGCATGGAAGTTACTCCTTAAAGTACATTAATGAGAACCCACGGCTTTCAGTGCTTGAAGAAGAAGGGCAATTGCATTAGCCCCTCGGGCACTATAGAACCCTGAGAATTGTGGTTTTAGGGTCACAGTTGACGGAAGAGCAGTAACCCGTTGAACCGAAACACCCTTTACTACATCACGCTGCCCGAAGTACCATGCATCCGTTCTCACGAATGTACCGTACTCAGTATAGCGCGGGTTCAGGAACCCCAGTCCAGCATAATCATTCAAGGACTGGAGAAACTTCCCCACGGGGATAAACCAATCGACTACGAAAGAGAAAGGAACAACCTCCCACGCAACCGAAAGCGGGTTAGTAAATCCGAGTTGGTTAGCCATCCACACTGTCTGATTCGACACATATACATCTGCAGCGACTTCCGCGTGGTAAACGCGGTCATAGCTGAGAGTGTGCCAATTAGGTGGGTTCGCCTTGAATGTTGTCACAGATTCTCTCACGGTTGCCCGCCCCACGCAATGTTCCGCAGGAGCTGGTTTCTGTAAGATCTGAACAGCATCACCAATATCGGCGATGAGCGGCTTCCAGCCATAAGAGTATTCCAGCCAGATGCCACTCAAGTCCGCGCCAAAACTGCGCAAAGACTTTGGCTTTTTCACACCGAGCGTTTTTGCAGCACCCCCGAAATCGCGTCTTAGGATCTGCAGCGAGAACTTTAAAAGCTGCAAACTCCGAGACTTGATCATATTGGAGGACTGTTTACGTTCAGCTAGGTCGGCTCCCAAAGCCGACTCTGCACCTTTAACCTTAGAACGAAAACGAGAATTCGCTTTCGCTAAAGCAGTAGCTTTAAGTGCAGTGTTAACGTCAGTAGAAAGAGACTGAGGAACAGTCCCCGACGTTAAAGAGATTTGCTTTGTGACTAGGTAGGGCAACGGAGTACTCGTGATCGGCTTCTGCCGATACGACGTCCTGTTGACGGTCATATAAACCGGGTTTCCTACTGAATAGTTAGTCACAAATGGTCCGTATACAGCCATGACTTCCCTCCTTGTGAGACGGAAGCATGATACGGTGGACCTCCGTCAGTCCGATAGGCGGCAACACACGGCAGGGCCGTGAGCGCCATGATGGCTAGCATATGCTAGAAAGTACGGGAGACCCTTGTGGGGTCTCC